GAAACGAAACTGAATATAATCCAAGCTGGGCAAAAAGCAGTTGAAGAATTAATAAAGGTAGCAAAAGAAAAGATCGTTGACTCAGAAGATGACATCTCGGCTGACAGACTTAAAAACGCTGCCGCTACTAAAAAGCTAGCTATATTTGATGCTTTTGAAATATTAGCTAGAATACAAGAAGAACAAAATTTATTGGACGATAAGCCAATTAATAAAAAGGTAGAATCTTTTAAAGGTTTTGCTGAAGGAAGATCTAAATAATGTATAAACAAAGTTTAGTTCAAGTATTAAAAGACTATATAAAGCCTAGTGTTGTAAAAAAGAACAACAGGTATAAGAAATGGAAATACGGTTATGATAAAGATCATGATGTTGTTGTTATAAGCAAAACCGGTGAAATAGGTGAAATATACGAAATACAAAATTTAAAAATAGCATTGCCAACCGCTAATAATGTATTTGAAAGTTCTTCTAAAAAAGAAAATCAAAGATGGCAACAATTAGAATATCCAATTGAATTAAAAAAAATAAAAACAGTATATGAGTGGAATCAGCAACCAGAGTCTTTTAAAGAAAAGTGGTACGATTATATCAACAATGAATTCATTAAAAGAGACGAAGGTTATTGGTACTATAATAAAGGTGTGCCTACTTACATTACTGGTGCTCACTACATGTACTTGCAGTGGACTAAAATTGACGTTGGGTCAGCAGAATTTAGGGAGTCGAACAGATTATTCTTTATATTCTGGGAGGCATGTAAGGCCGATAGTAGATCCTACGGGATGTGTTATCTTAAAAACAGACGGTCTGGTTTCTCGTTCATGGCTTCTGCCGACACAGTTAACCAGGCAACAATTTCAAGAGATTCTAGGTATGGAATACTCTCTAAATCGGGAGCTGATGCTAAGAAGATGTTCACTGATAAGGTTGTACCCATATCGATCAACTATCCATTCTTTTTCAAGCCAATACAGGACGGTATGGAGAGACCCAAAACTGAATTATCGTATAAGGTCCCGTCGAGACGCCTTACAAGGAACTCCGTCAAGGATACGTCGACAGAGGAGACCGATGGACTCGATACGACGATCGACTGGAAGAACACCGGAGACAACTCGTACGATGGAGAGAAGCTCAAGCTACTCGTCCACGATGAATCGGGGAAATGGGAGAGGCCGGACAACATCCTCAACAACTGGAGGGTCACGAAAACAACTTTAAGGCTAGGTAGAAGAATAGTTGGGAAGTGTATGATGGGCTCAACTTCAAACGCATTAGACAAAGGTGGATCAAATTTTAAAAAATTATACGAAGCTTCAGACGTCACTCAAAGAAACCGCAACGGACAGACTAGCTCAGGATTATATAGTTTGTTCATACCTATGGAATGGAATTACGAAGGATACATTGATTCTTATGGATTTCCTGTATTCGACACTCCAAAGAAACCGGTTAAAGGCGTTGACGGAGAAGAAATAGATATAGGGGTTATATCACATTGGGAAAATGAAGTTGAAGGCTTACAAAATGACCAAGACAGTTTAAACGAATATTATAGACAATTTCCAAGAACAGAAAAGCACGCGTTTAGAGACGAAACAAAACAATCTTTGTTTAATCTAGCTAAAATATACGAGCAAATTGATTATAATGAAGATTTACGCAATACAAACGTTGTAACTCAAGGTAGCTTTCAATGGGAAGGTGGGATTAAAGATACTAGAGTATTGTTTGTACCAAATAAAAACGGACGATTTTTAATTAGTTGGGTGCCTCCGGCTAATTTACAAAATAAATATTTAATAAAAAACGGTGTTAAATATCCTGGAAATGAACATTGTGGCGCTTTTGGGTGCGATAGTTATGATATATCGGGAACCGTGGACGGTAGAGGGTCTAAGGGAGCTTTGCACGGTTTAACAAAGTTTTCGATGGAAGATGTTCCACCTAATTTATTTTTTTTAGAATATATAGCTAGACCGCAAACAGCTGAAATATTTTTTGAAGACGTATTAATGTCTTTAGTTTTTTATGGTATGCCGTTATTAGCTGAAAATAACAAACCAAGACTTTTATATTATTTAAAAAGAAGAGGTTATAGAGGTTACTCTATGAATAGACCAGATAAAGTTTTACATAAGTTATCTGTTACAGAAAGAGAAATAGGTGGTATACCTAACTCTAGTGAAGATATAAAGCAAGCGCATGCAGCTGCTATTGAAGATTATATAGAAAACCATATAGGGTTATTAGAAGATGGATATGGAAATATGTATTTTCAAAGAACTTTAGAAGACTGGGAAAAATTTAATATAAACAACAGAACAAAACATGATGCCTCTATTAGCTCAGGTTTAGCTATAATGGCTTGTAATAAAAATAGATATACTCCTGTAGCGAAAAGGACAGTATCACAAGTTACTTTAGGTTTTAAAAAATACAATAATACAGGAGTAAATTCAAAAATAATATAAATAAATGATCTATACTACTAACAATAGCATCTTTCCAGATCAGGTGGTACCTGAAGAAGAAAAGAAATCATTTGAGTATGGTACCTGAAGAAGAAAAGAAATCATTTGAGTATGGTTTAAAAGTAGGGAATGCTATAGAGCAGGAATGGTTTAGAAATAACAGCGGTCAAAATAGATTCTCTTATAATTTTCAAAATTTTAATAGACTAAGGCTGTACGCTAGGGGCGAGCAGCCTATACAAAAATATAAAGACGAATTATCTACTAATGGTGATTTGTCTTACCTTAATTTAGACTGGAAGCCTGTACCTGTTTTATCTAAGTTTGTAGATATAGTGGTAAATGGTATGACAGAAAAAGGATACGAATTAAAATCCTTTGCTTCAGATCCATTTGCTTTAAAACAAAGAACAGATTTTGCTGCTAATGCTTTGCGTGATATTAAAAACAAAGCAGCTATAGATCAATTAACTGCCGCTACTGGACAAAACTTTTACGCTTCAACTGATCCAAATAGTTTACCAAGAGATAAAGGTGAGCTGGATTTATACATGCAACTTAATTACAAACAAAGCATAGAAATAGCAGAAGAAGAGGTTATATCTAATGTATTAAATGTAAATAAATACGACGAAATAAAAAAGAGATTAGCTTATGATTTAACCGTCTTAGGTATTGCAGCTACTAAAACCAGTTTTAATTTATCCGAAGGAATAACTATAGATTATGTAGATCCTGCTAATATAGTTTATTCAGCAACAGACGATCCTAACTTTGAAGATATTTATTATGTAGGTGAAATCAAAAGTTTAACTCTTTCTGAAATAAAAAGATTATTTCCTAGTTTAACTGATAGCGAATTAGAAGAAATACAAAAATACCCAGGTCGCCAAAACTATGCTAGAAGCGATTGGCAAGTACAATCTGATCCAGATCAGCATCAAGTTTTGTTTTTTGAATACAAAACATATCAAGACCAAGTATTTAAAATAAAGCAAACAGAGCAAGGATTAGAAAAAACATTAGAAAAGCCCGATACCTTTAACCCACCAGAAAGTGATAACTTTGAAAGAGCATCAAGATCTATTGAAGTGTTATATACTGGAGCTAAAATTTTAGGCATGGGTGATAGAATGTTGGAATGGAAGCTTGCTGAAAATATGACTAGGCCATTTTCTGATACTACTAAGGTAAATATGAATTACTGTATTACAGCTCCTAGAATGTATCAAGGGCGTATTGAATCAATAGTTAGTAGAACAACTGGCTTTGCTGATATGATTCAAATAACTCATTTAAAGCTGCAACAGGTTTTAGCTAGAATGGTCCCCGATGGCGTCTATGTTGATGTAGATGGACTAGCTGAAGTTGATTTAGGTAATGGAACAAATTATAATCCTGCTGAAGCTTTGAATATGTATTTTCAAACCGGTACTATAGTAGGTAGATCTTTAACTCAAGACGGCGAGTTAAACAGGGGCAAAGTACCAATTCAAGAATTACAAAGCTCTTCTGGTATATCTAAAATACAGGCTATGATACAAACGTATCAGTATTACTTACAAATGATTAGAGATGTTACCGGTCTTAATGAAGCTCGAGATGGTAGTCAACCAGATAAAAATGCTTTGGTTGGTTTACAAAAGCTTGCGGCGGCCAATTCAAATACAGCTACAAGACATATATTACAATCTTTAATGTACTTAACTATAAGAACATCTGAAAATATAAGTTTAAGAGTTAGTGATATGCTTCAGTTTCCATTAACGAGGGCATCTTTATTAAATAGTATAAACTCTTTTAACGTAGCTACATTGCAAGAAGTAGATGATCTTCATATTCATGACTTTGGTGTATTTTTAGAGTTAGAACCAGATGAAGAAGAAAAAGCTCAATTAGAAAAAAGCATACAAATAGCTTTACAATCTGGAGGCATTAAACTTTCAGATGCTATAGATATTAGAGAAATACAAAATATTAAATTAGCTAACTCACTTCTTAAGCTTAGGCAAAAAGAAAATGCTGAATTAGAAAGAGCTAATAAATTAGAGAATATACAAGCTCAAGCTCAAGCTAATGCTGAGTCCGCTGAAAAAGCTGCAGCAGCTGAAGTTCAAAAACATCAAGCTTTGGCACAAACAGAAGTTCAAATAGAACAAGCTAAGTCTCAGTTTGAAATAGAACGCATGGAGCAAGAGGCTAATATTAAAAGAGGTTTGATGGCTGAAGAGTTTAGTTATCAAATGAAGTTAGCAGAAATGAAAGCTAAAGCTGAAACACAAAAAGAAGCTGAAATAGAAAATCGTAAAGATAAAAGATTACAAATGCAAGGTACTCAACAGAGTAAGCTTATAGATCAAAGGCAAAATGATTTATTACATACAAACTTTGAATCATCTGGTAATGATAATTTAGATGGTTTTGGTTTAGAGCAGTTTACACCAAGATAAACAATTATTAATTTTTATTATATTATATTATGTCAGAAGAAGTAAAACAAGAAGGAGAATTCAAGATAAAATCTAAAGCTCCAAAAATCAAAGGTCAAGGAAATGTAATTCCAGAAGTTACAAAAGTTGATTTAACCAAAAAACCCGAAGAAGATGCCGTTCAAACACAAGAGACAGATGATAGCAATGTTGTTGTCGAAGAACCAAAAGACAGTAGCGACAGCGAAAGAGTGGTTGAAGAAGTACGGGCCACCGAAGAAAAAGTAGAAGAGTCTCCTATAGAGTTAGTAGAAGATGAAAACAACAATCCTGAAGAGATCACAATGGTTGGAGGCACTGAAAGTACCCCCACCGCACAGGAACAAAAAGAAATATTACCGCAAGCAGAAACACAAGAACTGCCAGAAAATGTAGATAAGCTAGTAGCTTTCATGAAAGAAACTGGTGGTACTATTGAAGATTATGCTAGATTAAATGCTGATTACAGCGGTGTAGATGGTAAAGCATTATTAAAAGAATATTATAAACAAGCAAAGCCTCATTTAGATGATGAAGAAGTTCAGTTTATTATTGAAGATTCTTTTGATTATGATGAAGATTTAGACGAAAAGCGAGATATTAGAAAGAAAAAACTCGCATATAAAGAAGAAGTTGCAAAAGCCAAAAACTATTTGGATTCGCTTAAAGACAAATATTACGCAGAGATCAAGTTGAGACCTGGCGTTAGTCAAGAGCAACAAAAAGCTATGGACTTTTTTAACCGATATAATGAAGAGCAAACGGCTACAAAAGCTAATCACGAAAGATTTGTTAGTCAAACTAAAGAACTTTTTAACGACGAATTCAAAGGTTTTGATTTTAAAGTTGGGGAAAAGAAATTTAGATATGGCATTAAAAATCCTTCGAGAGTTGCTGAAAACCAGAGTGACATCTCCACTTTCGTTAAGACGTTCTTAAACGATAAAGGTGAAGTTGTAGATCACAAAGGTTATCACAAGGCTATTTATGCAGCACGCAATGCCGACACTATAGCGCAGCATTTTTATGAGCAAGGTAAAACAGATGCTATTAAAGATCAGCTAGCTAAATCTAAAAACATAAGTACAGAGCCTCGTAAAACTCAAGATGGTAATGTGTTTATTGATGGATTTAAAGTAAAAGCAATAAGTGGTTTAGATTCTTCAAAACTAAAAATTAAAACAAGAAAATTTAACAATTAAAATTAGATTATTATGGGAACATTAACCCCAACATTTGGCTCAATTAAGCCATCGCAGTCACAACAACTGCTACAAAGCAACTATTTACAGTTCAACACTGGAACTGGAAAAGATTTTGCACAACAGTACTTACCTGAAATCTATGAGCAAGAAGTAGAGCGTTATGGAAACAGAACTCTTTCTGGATTCTTACGTATGGTTGGAGCTGAAATGCCAATGACTTCAGATCAAGTTATCTGGTCAGAACAAAATCGTCTGCATATTGCATATGATGCATGTACTAACACAAGCGGAACTAATACTATTGGAATTCCAGTTGGAGGTACTGCTATCGACGGAACTTTAATTGAAAATGTAGTTTCTCCTGGGCAAACTGTAGTTCTTTTAGATGCTCTTGGAGCTGAGTTAAAAGCTGTAGTTACTTCTTCTCACCCAAATAACGGAAATGTAGTTGTAGCACCTTATACTGCTGCTGATACAAGTTCTTTGGCTGCTACTGGAGTAAAAATGTTTGTATACGGTTCTGAATTTGGAAAAGGATCTCAAACATCTAACTGGGATGGTTCTGCAGGAGCAATCACAGGAACTACTAACATTAGCATTGACCCTACTTTTACTCAGTACAGCAATTCACCAATCATCATACGTAACCAATATACTATCAATGGATCTGACATGTCTCAAATCGGATGGGTAGAGGTTGCTACTGAAGATGGAACATCTGGATACTTATGGTATTTAAAAGCTGAGTCTGAAACTCGTTTACGTTTTGAAGACTACTTAGAAATGAGTGTTGTTGAAGGAGAATTAGCAGCTGCTGGTTCACAAGCTTTAACTGATGGTTTTAAAGGTACACAAGGTTTATTTGCTGCTATTGCAGACAGAGGAAACGTTGAGGTTGCTTTTAGCGGAACTAATTTAGACGACTTTGACGCTATTCTAGCTAACTTAGATACTCAAGGAGCTATTGAAGAAAACATGCTATTCTTAAATCGTGCTAC